TAGTAGCCCACCATCCAGTAGCATTTGTAGTATCGTCATTTGACATCACATTCCACGCTGCCAATAAATCTCCAAATAAATTTACATAATTTTCAGGGTCATATATATTCGGAACTGCATCCTGTTGTGCAAGAGCAGAGCCCATTTTATTACTAACACTATATATTACATTAGTACCTAACCATTCGGTCCATTCAGGGGGTCCTATCACATAAACTCGTAAATCTGCCTCGGATATTGGATCTTCTAATGACCAAGCGTCATTCTCATTTGTATTTGTATGGTCGGTATATCCTACAGTAAATGCATTTGCAACTTCAAGAGTTCCATCTACATATTTTTGTTTAAATCCAGGATCTCCATTTGCCTTACTATCTATTTGAAATTCCATACTATTTATTGCACCAAATTTACCCAACCCATCTAATCCACCACCAGACATTATAGATCCAAATCCCTTTTTAGAAGTATAACTTCCGTATTCATCTGATAAACTACTAAACTCATCTTTATATTTGTCTAAATTAATCATCTGGGGTGCAAGTCTTACTTCCTTTCTATCTGCTGATACTTCATCAATAAAAAATTTGTATTCCTTTATATCAAGTTCACTTGGTTGACCACTTATAGGTGGTTTTTCCCCTTGAAATACCTTACCATCTTCGTCTACATAAAATTCACCCATTGGTAACCCAGTAAGTTGCGGATTACCACTATGAACTATTCCAGATTCATCACCTACAGTTTTGGTTAAAACAACTTCATCAGCTCCCGCCATTCTTCTATAAAAGAAATACTTAACTTTATAATCACCACGAGTAAAACCCACTTTTCTTAAATCATTACCTGGTTTTAATTGTATAGTATCATCAGCATTATTAAAATCTTCACTTATACCAGATTTTAGATATGTATCATTTAAATCATATACATGGAATTTTACAAAATCTAGTACATCATTACCAAACATAGGATGTAAAGGACCATTTTCCCCCAGAACCGACCCCCCTTCTCTTTTCAGAAGTTTAAAATCTTTATCACTTAATTTCGTTAGTTGCTGTGGCATTTTAAATAAGTTCCTTTATCTCTCTGTCTAAAACTTTATCTCGGATTTCCCCACCATGATACATGGGAGATTTTTTATCAACTGTTATATATTGATCAGGTCTTTCATAATTCAAACCTGTATCTGGATCTTCAAATGCCAAAAATGTATTAACAGAATTTCTCATCGGTGTAGTTTTATTTATCTGAACAACATTACCTTCATCGTCTACAATCTCATCTGTACCTCTAAATGTTTCAGCCTGTTCAAGTTTTTTTTGATAATCAACCCTATCTTGTTCATGAAGTTTTAACCAGAATTCGTTCTTCTTTAATTCTTCAAATGTATATGGCATTTTTATCTCACTACCTTAAATGAAGATTGCTCTTCAAAATATTGAATAGTTTCATCAACAGTTCCACTACCACTCACAACTTTATAGTTTATTCTATAAAATCTCTCTGATTGCAATCCATTCATCCAAATATTAAAATAATTTCCCGTTGAATCACAACTTACTTTTGAACCACTCCCAAAAGGTATAATAACATCTTCGGTATAAGCATCTTTAACCTCATAATATGTACTACCATCTGGTAGATATTTTACAGTATTGTATCCAGTAGAATATTGAGTGGAGGAATAAGTTCTTTCTGGATACTTTTCTCTGGCAACAACTCTAAATTTTATTTTTGAATTTTCTTTATATTTTGGCTTGAATCCTCTCATATAAAAAGTCATATCTTCTAAGTCTGTTGATGTAAGTGGAGATAAGGAACCAGTAGTAAATTTAGAATCATCCCAAACAACTTCTAATTTTGGTGGATATACCGTATGAGTGTTTACTGAAAAGAAACTAAAATGTCCCATCCTTGTAGTACTTCCTTCATCAGAGTTTGAATCTGTATTACCAATACTACCACTTCTCTTTAACATAAAACCTTCATTTGGAACTGTACTATGTAACCATTTCCAAGTAATATCAGTTACATCCATTCTCAAATCTTTTGGTTCGTGTGTAAAAGATTGTGAAGCTTCATATCCACTTCCACTATACCAAGTTCCACCACTACTAGAAACGGCATTCCATTGTGTTCTTGATGTAGAATCATCTTTCCATTTCCAACTTACACCATCTGTTATTGATGGAGTTGCACCGTGTTTTCCTGATCCATTTGACCAAGACTGACTTGTGGGATATCCATATAAAGTTTGTGATATATTTAATTCAGTTGAATTTGCATCATATAAATTTAAATAAAATTTTGTGTTTGATCCAGATGTAATTAATCCTGAAGCTACTGATTCAGAAATATATGTCAAATCAAACTTTATAAGTATCCGAGATGTATTTACCACCGAACCATCTGCATTCATATCTTTTCTAACTTCAAGTATTTCATCAAGACTTGTATTCATACTCGAACTCACTTCATATAAGGTACTATCTTTGCTTGGAAATTCAAAATAATGCATCTATACTCTCCCCTTAAAAAATCACGCCGGTGGAATCACCAACTGATCTTCCTTCTATATCTATATTAGGATATTTTAATTCAAATATAGATGGATCTAAAGAAGGATAAATAACTCCACTTTTGGTCGCGTAATCTATATCATATACATTTCCAGAATAACCATTTATAGTTTGCCATTTATTAGTAATTAATACAGGATGATTTTTAGGATTACCTTCAGCTGGTGCAACTACTGCCCCAACACCGTCAACATTTGAAATTGCAGCTGCTAATTCTGCAATAACAATTGGTTGGTTAATTTGCCACCTATCTATATCAAAAAAGTTTTTAATTTTTTCTATACACCTTATAGTTACTTCACTTTTATTAAATCCTCTCCGTGATATAAAACCAAATTTAACTCCAATATTAATAATCCATGCATTTTTAATGTTAATAGCATCTGTTACTAATCTGTATTGACTTAGGTAAGTTTTTAGATTTTCTTTGACTGCAACATTAAGTTGGGTAAGTTTTTTATCTTCGGTATACCCAAGTGTATATAAATTTAATGCCATTGGATTGGGGAGTCTTTTAATAGATGATTGTATATCTTTCGTTTTTAGTTGATCTAAATTTCTCTCATCAACAAAAACATTTGAACCATCGGATGTCTCTTTTTGCATACTTGGAATATTTAATTGTTCATCTTGAACAATATACGCCTTTGATACTGCTCCATATTTACTTCCCATTGCATATGTTCTTATAATATAATCTTCTTTTGTTACTACTCTACCCTGTGCTTGAAAATATGCTAATGCGTTATTTTTAATTTCAATTGTTGATTCTGCAGACTTTCCTCCCGTTGCTGGATATGGATTATTTACTGCCAATGAGTTTTGAGTTGAACTAACCAAGTCTGCATTAAGACCAGTAGTAACTTGTGTAAATCCAACATCAGTTATGTTTACTATTGAACCACCTGCTACATTATCACCAATTCCACCTCCATAAGAAAATTTAACAGTAAGAGTTGTGTTTGATGGTGCCTGACCATATGCTTCTGTTTTCAAAAAGTTTGCTGGATCAAAATATGTATCAAGTTTACTTGGACTGCCAGGTAAAGAAGATCCAACTGAATTTGGGTTTGGAACTATTTCTTCATCTTGACTATCTGATACACCACTACCAAATCTTAATTCTGTTGAACCATCCTGTACAATATAAGTAACAAATCGTCTTGGAGTCTTTTTTAATTTTAACAAATATGGAACTGTATCGTTATATTGAACCAAACTTGGATCATTTGCCGCCGTATTTTCTTCTTCTATGAATGTGGTATTTTGTGCCAAATAAGGAACTTCATACCAAGTATTGCTGTCACTATCTGTTACTGAAATTATCTCTATAACATTTTGTTTAGACAATTTTATTCTTGGATATGCTTCAGCTGAACCAAATGTGAATGTGTCTGATCCAACATTTCCACTTTGTACTCTTACACTTTTTTGTAATAAATAAAATGAAGGAACTTTAGTTGTTTGGTCTACCTCAAACACATCAATAGATAAAGGATCATATGAACTTGAATATTTAAAATTACAATCTTCTACTGTTCTAAATATTGTACCATTTTTTGCAGTAATTTGTGCACCTTCATTAACAGTCAAAGCATAATTCATATTTGGTTTTACTGATATTCCTGTTCCAGTTGCAGGAACTGTTTGGAAAACATCAATATTTGCAAAAGCTGGTTGAGTTATTTTTGGTTTATATCCATATACCTGAGCCATTTCATAAATAGTTTTTCTATCTTCTGCATAAGCCAGTAACATTTCTTTAAATTGTGAATCTACATAATAAGAAAGAACATCACCGACATATGATGCCATTTCAATAAACATCATACCCGGAGAAGCTTCGTTAAAATCATTATATGTATTTGGATAATAAGATTTTGCAAAATCTATCAACCCTTCTCTAAAAGCACCAAAATCTTTATTTATATATCTAATTTCTTTTTGGACTCTCGCCATTTTATTTCTCCACTAAATTATGTACCAGTATGGAAACTTAAAGTTACAGCATCATGAATTTCTGGATTCATACGCAGACTAAATTCAAGTTCAATGTTCAGTTGATTTGGTTCCGATTCATCTTGTTCAACATTTAATTTATTAACTGTTACATGAGGTAACCATTCTACCATTGCTTCTGATATCCTCTCTTCAACTGATGTAATGAGTTGATCACTCATAGGTTCAAATAAAGTTAAAAGTAAATCTCCACCGAAAGTTGGTTGTCCAACTCGTTCACCTCTGTTTGTTAAAAGTAAATTTCTAATATTACTTCCTGTCTGTGAAAGGGTTGTTGAAGTTCCTGGAAAAAAACCTCCTTCCTCACTGTGTAGCATGGGTAATCCCAAACCAATTGTTACATCTGGATCTAAATCTAATTCTAATGTACTTCGTGTTCTACTCACTATTTAACTCCACTATGGACGATAATTCGCCCCATTTTTTTTCTGGTCGATAGCTTTCATTAAACCACTATAATCTTTAGTTAATGCATCTGTTACGTGATCTGGAACTTGATCTACACTTACACCGGCCTTCTTCATAGTTTCTACTGCTCCAATTTCTCTTTTCATTTCCTTTGATACCATAGTATTTCCTGAACCAGCTCCCAGAAGTACATCATTCATCTTGCTGGTATCATAAACTCCGCCGCCCATCGTTGGATATCCACTACCATCACCCTGTGGAACTCCACCAGCTGTTTCATTTAGTATCTTATTAAGTGTTTTGTTTGATGTATAGTTTACTTGCTTTTTAGGTTTAGTTTTATAATGTTTCCTAATAGGTTCGTTTAACTCTCGCTCGATTACTGGTTTTGAAACTAATTCGGTAAGTGAAGATGAATTTTCTTCTTTAATAAATATCTCATTTACCTGTTTCTTCACTTCTTTACGAACTACCAGTTCAATTATTTTTATTAACTCTTGTTTCTTCATTTTAATAACTCCTATTCTTATCTAATAAATATTTAATTAATTTTTTATTATCATATTCTATATTATTGTACTACTAATTACTCCTGGTATTACAGCTGGTGGTTTAATAACCGTTCCAGTAAAAATTGTTCCAATGAAAGATGCAAAAATAAGTGTTGCCATACTATCACAAACCTCTGCTATACTACCACCACCAAAACCAACTGCAGTTGATGGTGCGAAAATCGGTGGAACTACCATTACACTTGCTCCTATTGCGGAGTGAGCTGGAGTTCCAAAATTTATCATCAAGGCGGCGGCCGAAATGATACCTGTCGTAATTTGAGTCATTGTCGGATCTTGTGATTTAAAACTACTCACTATTGCTGCCTTTAATGGAGCCTTAGCCGCTTCAATACCCGTTACCTTCAACTTCAAACCTAACGATGTAGGATCTGGTATTGGTGAAGGTGCCGCTGGTGTAAATGCTGGACTACCAACTGGTATTATTTCGGCATCTTTCATAAAATCTATTATAGCTGTTGCCAATCCATCTGCAGAATCTTGTTGTGTCAATTTACCTTCTGTATCATTTCTTATAGTAGTAAAATTATCAATCAAATTTTGTTTTAGTGTATTCTTATCAAGTGCCATTATTATTCTGGTTTCATTAATAAATCACATAACCTAGCTCTTATTGTTTCTACTCCGGCTGCCCACGCTTCAATAGCTGGTGTGTTTGTGGGTCCCCCACTAACAGGTCCACTTGGACCGGCTCCCGTTGGAATACCTGCTAACTTTAATATTGTATCACCCAACTCTACAAATGAATTACAAATAGAATCCAATATATTTGTAAGTTCTTCTCCATATACGAGATGTTGTTGTCCCATATCTTCTCTACCTTTTACATATCCAGTTATACCTAAAGCCTTTCCACCTACTCGTAAAAATGAACCTTGATTATCTTTCATTCCTGCACAATCGTCAAGATGTAATTGTGCCCCCTTACAAGCTTCTAAATGTGCCATGTCATCAAGTGTTAAAAATGATGGACACTCACTTGATAAATAAATTTTATCAGCATTTCCTGATTCACCACCACCCAAATCAAGTCTTGAATTTCCTGGTGTGACTAAACTTATACCACCAGGAACCATAGCCATAGAAGTAGCTCCACCTGAATTCATTGATACACCATCATCCGCATCTACCGTATAACCCTTCTGTGTGGAAAATCCAATACCACCATGACTAAACCCAAGTATCTTACCTTGTTTAGTATTAAAAGTAATTCTATCTGAATTTATTACAATCTGTTTTCCACCTTTCATTGGTTGATCATCTGATTGTGTAGATGACATATATTCATGACTTAATGCATTTGTACCTTTAATATCCAGTTTAACCGATTGATCTGTTGTCATCCAAATTGAAGAACCATCCGCATTTATATCTTCTTTAACTGCTTTTTTTGGTGTTTCTTTTAAATTCTGTACAACTCCACTCTTATCAAAGGCATCTGCATCTACTAACTGACCTGCTCTAATAAGAATATTAGGCGAATCTGGTTTATCATCTTCATCCCCATGTGAATCAGGTATAATATTACTTCCAAATCTTATAGATTGTCCCCATCTACCCTGTAAAATACTGTCACCTTGATATGGCCACAAATTTCTAATTTCATCATCAATTTCAAAATGTTCATAAATAAAATCTTCTTCAACATTCTCATCTGGCCTACGGCCACTAAGTCCAGGACCAACATTACTATTTACATTATCAAATAGATTAAGAACGTTAATATAAAAATTTTGTTTATTAAATGCTACGACAACTACATATTCTCCTCTCACGGGAAGTGGATGAGAATTCGGAAATAGTGGTTTAACAGTACCCACATTAGTAAGTGGACTATCAAATTGACTACTAACCATTCTTACAGAGACAGAACCAAGTTTACTCCAATCTTTATCACTGCCATCCTTTAGTTCTGGAAGATCAGATTCTTTTAAATGGACGGCTATAACTTCTCCCATTTCCATTTCGTAAAATTCATTTTCATTTGAATTTGGTATCAGACCTTTAACCATTCTACGAACAGTACTGGCAGTAGGAAGTCCTCCTGATTTATCTTGGAAAACTGGTGCAGATCCAGGTTTCCTTTTACCCCTGGATGGATCTGAATTCTTACTCCAATAAGCCATTAATTTTCCTTAGTTGTTTGTATATCGTCTGAAATTTTATCTGATTTTTTTTGTAAGTCTACAACCACATCATCTATACTTGTTAATAATTGTTCTTTTTCTTTTTCTGATAAACCAAACTCTGATTCACTACCACCCTTAGCTTCGGCAGCAATTAATCTTTGTACAACGGTTGCCAATTTGACAAGTTGTTCATCATTTTTTACATTGATTTCCAAATACTCTTTTATCATAGGGATTAACTGAATAGCCATATCCCCATCTTTGATAAATCCAGCAACTTCTTTTACTAACATTTCAAGTTGTTCTTTGTTATGCTTGGAATTATCGTAAATATCTTTAAATAATGATGATAGTGATTTACCTTCAAATAATTCATAATCCTGACTCATTTTGATTTCCTCGTATTGTATTAAAAATAGATATTATAACTCATATATAAATATAAAATAACCTAAAAATGAACTTTATTTGATCTATATATATCAAAATAAGAAATATAGTATATATTATATTTATATATGTCAGGAGAAGTTCTTGACAACAGAAAATGGAAGTTAGAAATCCCTTTTTTGTTAAATGATAAGAATAACAAACGGGAGAAAACAATGAAGGAAGTCATCACATTAGTCAAAGATTGGTTAGACGATTTAGTTCATCTAATGACCACATTTATAGCAATAGGAGCCGTTGGCGAAGTATTGTTTGGAAGTGGAGTCTTTGGTGTTAATGTAATAGGTAACCTGACATCAATCATAAATCAGTTCGGCGAATCCGGTTTCGCTGGGTTAGTCGCATTGTTGGTGTTGGTGGGTTTATTCCGTAAATAGCTATTATCGGATAATGAAAAAGGGGAACTATTAGTTTATTTCCCCTTTTTTTTGCTTAAGATTATTTAAAAACTATTGGTAAACTATATTTTATTTTTACTGGTCTGCCATTTTGAAGTGCTGGATAATATTGTTGCTGTCTTACTTTATCCAATATAACATCGTTCAGGTTAACATCAAATGTATCCTTGACGATAGGATTTTCTACTTGTCCTTTTTTATTAATATAAAACTCTACAAGAACTTTACCACCCGTATAATCAGCATGTATTTTTTTTCTTATATCGTAGTATGTTATTTCAAAGGGTATTTTTGGTTTGGGGTATTGATTCTCACCAGTTGGTAAGTCTTGGGCCATCAATGAGCCCATTGCTATCAAACACATTAGTCGCTTCATGTGTATTTCTCCTATTTTAAATGA